ATACCACCAGCCGCAAAAGAGTTTTCGTCAATATCACACTGTATTAACACTGTATTAGCGCCTGACACTTTACCTTTGTAAGATAAGTGTAGTCTTGATTGTTCAGACCAAACTACTTGATCTGATGTCATGCCTTCTTCAGCTCCAACTTGAGCTAAGAACCCAGAAATAGTTCTTGGTCCAAAGACTTCAGCTTCTTGAGCCATTAAGTCAGGCAGGTATTGTTGAGCCCAGTCATTTGCGCCCGATGTAAAATCTAAATAGTTTCCAGCCGTAGCCTGCTTACCAGGAGACGGGACACTATTTAAATTTGGTCCATTTGTAATTGCCATAATGAATTATTTTAAAATTGTTTTTATTTTCTTTTTCTAATCTTGAAGGACCTGTTTTTCATATCAGCAGCAGACTCACCTAGAACTTTAAACTTAACACCACCAACGTTTGTTTCGCCGTGAGTTTTTCTAGGTTCTAAGTTTATATTTTTATCTCTAGCAACACGATCTTTAATAGCGTCAGCTTTACCTTGCTCATAAAAATGTTTAGCAATGGTATCAGCATTCATAGCTGTAAATAAAGATTTATGATAACCTTCAGCGTCACTAATCATATTGTCTTCTCCAACAAACTTGTCTAGAAAATTATTAATATCACTTTGAGTTGTCTTTACTTTATTAACATCTTTAACATTAAACCTATACTTTTTATCTCCAACATTATATTCAAAACCTTTGAATTTGTCGTTAAATAATTTTTCAGTTTTATTTAAAAATGACTGCGTGCTAGCTTCAGATAATTTCTGTTGCTGTTCAGATTCTTCTTGGTATCTATTATAGAAATTAATAGCTTCTTGTTGTTCTTGAGTTAATCTAGAACCAGCTTTAATATCCTGATAGTATTTGGACTTTTGCCTGTCCAAGTGGGCTCTAGCCTCGGCAACCTGCTCTTTAAGGGCTATCTTTTTTTTACGTGCTGTTCTCTCATCGTCAATATCTTCGTCTACATTAAACTTGTCTTCTAATAAAAAATTTCTTTCTTCAGCTGACAAGTGAGGTTTAGTATCTCTGTAGTACTCATCTAACACATCAGAGTCGTCCATATTTGAAAGATCTCTGTTTAATCTAACATAGTCTTGTATATCACCTCCAGTTTCGTCCATAAAATCTACAAGCTTCTGTATATTTTCAGGTAACGGATTACCAGTTTCTATAGATTCTTCTATAGCTTCTTCAACTGCTTCTTCAACTTCCTGCACCGCGGCCTCGTCAGTAACTTCTTCTACAACTGGTTCTTCGTTATTTTCTTTTACCTCTTCTACTTGCTCAGTAGTTTCTTCAACTTGGCTTTCAAAGTTAGGTAAATTATCTAAATCTACTTTAACAACATCTGGGTCATCAGCGCTGTCAAACTTAGATTCGTCTATCGTTTGCTCTATAGCTTCTTCTATAGGCTGTTCTTCGTTGTCGTTTATTTCTTCAACAACTTCATTGTTTTCTTCTATCATAATAAAATTTTATAAAATATTAAAAATAAGAGATTACATATCTGCACTCTCCGTAAGTATATCATTACCTGGTGCTTCCATATTATTAAGTGAATCACCCTGTTTTCTTTGAGCTATCATTTCTTTTTGACCCTGAGTTTGCATACTAACTCTTTGATCTCTTCTATCTTCTCTCATAGACTCAAGCATATTATTAGACTCTCTTTTAGTTGATTCTAGCTGAGACTTTAATTCAAACTCAAACTGCATTAATTCTTTTTTAGCTTGAACTTCTGACTTTAGATACTGAGTTTGAAGAGTATTTTTAGTTTGCTCTAGTTGTATATCAGACTGAACTTTAGCTTGGTTCTTTTGCATTTCAGCTTGTGCAGCCGCTTGCTGCGCTTGTTGATTAGCTTGTGATTGAGCTTGTATATTTTGCTGCTGAGTTTGTTGATCTTTTTGAGCTTTCTTTTTTCTTTTTACTTTTAATAACTGATTAGCTAATTTAATATTTCTAACGTTACGTAAATCTATAGCATCATCTAAGTCTATTAATTGTTGAGCTAAAGCTTGTTGTATATTGTTTTCTAGTAAAGCTTTTTCTTCTTCGTCTGGCATTAACTCTATAAATATACCAAAGTCATATAAATGTAAATTCTCAAGCTCTCCTAATGTTGCAACGTTATGAGAACCTATTGCTCTTATGAAAGCGTTTTTTGTTGGAGAGTACTCTATAATGTCTGCTATACGTAACGATAAACACTCAGCAACTTCAGCTGTAACAAATAGCATAGACTGTAATATATGTCTTGTTGCTGTATTAGAATTAGCTGCTGCAATTTTTTGTACACCAACTAAAGCGTTACGGTCTGGAGTGCTAGCATCTCTTGCTTCATTTAACCCGGTTACATCACGTATCATTTGTAGATAGTAATTGTAAGTGCTAATTAAACTTTGTAGCTTACCACTATTAACACCATTATTTATTTGTTGTATTGGTACTTTACCAGGATTCATATCACCATCAGACGTAAAACTTCTACCTATAACACTACCAGTTTGAAAGAACATGTTTAAAGCTTCTTGCGGGTTATAGTTGGTGCCATTGCCTAAATCTATTTCAGCCAAACCATCTGCGTCCATATAAACACCATCAGGTACCATACGCGCCATTACTTGTTGTAGCTTTAAATGTGTTAACTGTATCATATCTGCAAAGCTAGTTATTCTACCAACTAAACTTTCTATTCTACCTTCGTATATTCTTGGCGCTACAATTTGGTAATTCATTTTTACTTTACCAAACTCAGAGTCTGTACGCATCATATTATCGCACATTTGCCACCTAAGTACTTTATCAGAACCTATTAGATAAACACCTTCATATAAAGTTTCTACAACTCGATGAAGCTTTTCAAAGTTACCATCCATGCTTTCTACAGGAGGATTAAAAGAGTCGTCTTTTAATATAACTTTGTCACCACCACTAGCTAATTTTTTTAATTTATAAACATCGTTCATATGTGTTTTATAATTAAAATACAAAACTTGAACTTTGTTTTTATCTTTGTTTCTAACATAGGAGCTATTGTCTATTGGGTAAGAAGCTCTGTCTGCTATTTCTTTTATTTCACTTTCTGTTAAATTAGGAAACTCTTTTACTAGCTCGTTAATAGGAACTTCTTTTACTTCACCTACATAATATATATCTTCAAAGTAAGGACTTTCACAGTAAGAATATACTAGATCTGCCGGATCAACATATTTAACTTTAGCGCCATCGTTCCAGTCAAACGTTGTTTTAGTAGCTCCAATACCTAACACGGTTAAATCATATAAAACTCTACGTCTAATTAAGTCGTAGTCACTACCTTCTAATAAAACATTTAAAGCTTGCTCTTCAGCTATTTCTACAGCTTGTTTATAATTAAGCTGCATGTGTAACGCTAACTCTTCATCCGTGTCAGGTAAATTTTCAGGATCGTTTTCATATAAGTTTATATCAAACTTTTGTTGAACTAAATTTGTAAAATCTTTTGATCTCATGTCTCTAAGTAAAGATTCCATATACTCAGTTCTCTTACTCATACCAAAATCATCTTGTGAAAAACAATTTATTTCGTAAGATCTTTGTGCCATACCATTAACAACAATATCAACAAACTTAGGTATAATTGGCACTGGCTTCCAGTCTAAATTTAAATAAGATAAATCACCATTAATAGATAATTCGTTTTTATATTTTTGAACTGGCTGTTCTCCTCTAGCATAAAGCCTTAAAGAGTGAAAATTATTTCTATAATTATTATATTTAGATGTAGTTCCTGAAAACCACTCATGCCTTATAGCTCTTGCCACTTTTAATCCATAGTCTTTGCTAAGCTTTTCTAAATCGCTTACAGCTTGTGACGGAAAGTGTATAGATTGTTCTAACCTCATATTTTATTTTTAATTATGCTTGATGAAAGTCCTTTGTTATTATACTTCGATATATTTAAATTAAGTGGTTGTCTTTGTTGTTTTGGATTTGGTCGGTATAAATGTCTATTGCAAGCCATGATTGCTAAACCTGTACTTATAGAAGCATCATGTTTTGTTCTTCTGTTTATATTAAACTTAGACCAGTCGTTTAAAGTTTCATTGAAGTACATATTACCATAAGTACCGTCTTGTAATAAACCAACGTGATCGTTAATATACATCTCGATAGCAGCCGCGTGAGCTTGCTTTATATCTTCACTAGAGTTTGGTATACCACCAACTTCTTTTTCTGCTGCTGATAGTTTATTCCAAACTTTATCTGGCCTGTTCATACTAAACGCTCTATAACCTCTTCTGCGTAAATAGTATAATAATCTTGGCTTATTATTTTCTGCAAGTATTGGCATACCGTAAAATACTAACGCCATTAAAACATCTTCAAAAAATATTTCAGCCGTTTGTGGTCTTGCTATATACTCTAAGAAAAAAGTATTTGCTGGTGCGTCTTCCATTGAAAATTTTGTTAATCCATGCAGTGCACCTTTTGAACCTCGTTTATCTACTGTTCCGGATATATCATATGAGTCACAACCAAAAGCACCCATATGTTCATTGCCGGGATATTTTACACCATTTTTTAATATAACGTTATTTTGTAATTTACCACCTGGTACCCAACTTATTTTAAATCTACCGTTAGGGTCTGGATTAAAAGTTACCATGGTATCTTTTTTACCATTTAACCATTGAAAGTTTCCTGTAGTTATTACTGAAGAATTTTTATTACCTTCATTATAATCTATTTGCTCATATATTTTTATAAGATTAAATAAACTATTTTTTGTTTCATCTCTAAACGCATGCTCTTCAGTTCTTGGAAACTGACGATAAAATTCATTTAAAGCATCTTGATCATCTCTTAAACCTTCAGCTTCATTATTCCAGTGGTCTATAACGCCTTGGTCTATTTCTATTCCTTGTGGGTCAATAACTTTTTGCTTAGGCGTATCAAATACTGGTTGACCGTACTCATCAATAAAGCCTTCGTAGTTCCACTCCATAGGTATAAACAAAGAATACAAACCTGATTTAGTTTGCCCGTTACGATTACGCTTTGTTACATTAGAGTTATTGTATAAGTTTTTAAAATTATCACCACCCTTTTCTAACGAATTACTAGTGCTACCCATCATACATTTACCAACAACCCTACTACCTAACCTTAAACAAGTTTTTGTAACTCTCCAGTTATTTCTTATATTATCAGGTCTTTCCCACTTACCACTTTCATCGTGTACTAATAAGTTTAGCTTTTCACCATCGTAACTATTATCACCTGTATTCTTCCAGTCTATAGTAGTATCAAGCCCTTCAACGTCATCCATCTCTTCACGCTCACGTATTTTTTTACGTGTAAACTTTTTGGCTGGCACCCTATATGCGAGTTCGGACTTTGGCCGGTCCATACCGTCCTGTATTGGTTTGAAGAAGAAAGG